AACGCAACAAAATATCTATATATCTGTATTCCCAACTATTGAGAGCTATAATACTACAACACCAAATGCATTACCTAATGCAGCTAACTCAGTTACATTAAATGATGTTATTACAAATTATCCTGAGGAATATAAATCTTTATTGTTGAACGTAGGATTCTCGAGTATATCTTCAATTACATATAGTAATACTACATCATACGTGTTCGACTTTTTTATAGATAATGATATTGCATTTAATCTTCAAAATATTGAATATTTTTCAAATGTTATTAAAATATTCGCAACACAAAAATTAAGAGAGGAGATTAATCCTACACAAACATGGCAAGTGTTAGTTAATGATTATTTTAGAGACATTTCAATTTTTTCTAATTTGTATTTTAGACAAGTTTTTTCAGCTCTTCGAACTTCGTTAAAAAGTAACAAGAAAAAAACTTCTACTGAATTAATAGGCGATGTTACAAAACTTGAATATTATCGACGATTCAAAGCATTGAATGATAAATGGATTGCTCAATTAGATTATAATCGAGAAACTTTATTTACGGATGTTACATTTAATGATAGGGGAAATAGAGACATTGGAAGTAAAGTTTTACTTGATATGGATATTGTAAAAAAATTCTTAAAGAGTAATTGGAAATCAAGTGTTGAAGCGGCGTTTAGAAATATTGTAATAAGTAATAATTTTGTTGTATTAAGTTTACCTAGTTACATAAATTTTTATGGAGTACCAACACCTACAGCAAATGACGAAAATAATGGTGATGAAGGACCAATACTATCGAATGGATTATTTGGTATATTTAAAGAAGTTGATTATCAAGAGTCTAGAAGTAAGGTTGTTTGTTTGTATAATCCGCCATCATCAGAACATGTGGGTAAAACTGCAAATACTGAGAAAAATTTATTTGGATATAATGATGATGGAATTTATTTAACAAGAGACGTAGATAATCCTTTACATGAAACTAGTAATAAAAAGACTGATTGGGCTCAATCAAATAAAGTAATAGGTTACGCAGTCGATTTTGGATTACAAAACCAACAAGTGTTTAAAACAATCGATGTTTCACAAGAAAACGGAAAAAATACTTCAGAAGCAATTGCTGCTGAGGTTAGACTTAGAAATGTTAACTCAGGTGTGGAGTCATCACCACAAACACAATCATTGTTTAATATATACTTACTAAGGAGTTATCAATCAAATATTACAATGCTTGGTAACGCGATGATACAACCAACACAATATTTTGTGTTACGGAATGTTCCATTGTTTGCCGGTTCGTACTGGATACAAAATGTGAATCATACAATTAATCAAGATGGATTTACAACAACAGTACAAGGTATTAGACAAAAAGTTGCCGAATTACCAACTGATAGTTTATATTTACAGAGTATTAAAAAATCTTATCTATCTAAAATTATTAAAGATAATAAACAAAGTAGGCAAAATGGAGCAGGTGAAAGAAGTGACATTATTAAAATTAAAGGTGAAGTCAGTAGTTTTAAAAATCAGAAAGAGCCGGCATTAACTAATACATGTACTCCAAATGTTAAATACTCGACATATATTAGTATAACACCTGTTGCTACTGATGCTTCATTTAATGAAATCAAAGAGTCCCTTATCAATGCAACATTACCTTCAGATGCTAGAAGAACAATATTTGTAATATTTTATTTGGAATCAAATATTGACCCTAATGTGTCTATTAACACTATGACATCCTTTAATTATAATTTTGCGGGAATACCATTAAGTAGGCAGTGGGGAGGTTCGGCTCAATTCTTTGAAGAAGAATTTGTATGTATAAATCAAGGTTCTCCTGCAATAACTGAGAGTTATGCGGTATTCCAAAATATCGGAGCATGTATTAATTTCTGTAATGCTAAGTATATGGAGTCGTTTAGAAATAGAATTTCTGATTTTGAAAATAGAGATTTATTTATTGAATTATTTACTAAAGCGTATATTGAAATATTTCCATATAATAAATTGAATGAAGCACCAAATGTTTACGACGATTATATCCAAACAAATCTTAGTGATTACGAAAAATTAAAACAAACTGTGGCTAGTGCTTATGACATTGCGGTTGCAATTAATTTGTAATTTACAATTAATGATATATTTATAATAAAAAAACGATATGAATATTAATGATTTATTAAATAACTATCTTGGAAAAAAAACAAGAATTACCGAAAAAGATACTGGTAATGGGTACAAGGAAGTTTGTGATTTAGATTCTGGAGAATGTTATACTGTAAGACTTAAAGATGGGTTAATTGAAAGAGTTGACAACACTATGAGTTCTAATCGTAAAATTAATGTACAAACCACTACAGGTATAAAACAATTATTAAATGGTTAAAATGAATATATCAGAACAAATTTTATCAGAAATTGCTCAGTATCATAAGATAAATAAATATATCATCGAGCAGGATGTTACGGCTGCCGACCCAACTACTGAGCCTGCAACTGAGCCGGCTCCTGACGCGGGGGCATTGCCGCCATCAGATGTTGCCGGTACTACACCTCCAGTTGATACTACAATTGAACCTCAACCTATTGATGTTGAAAATGACCCAGATGTGGAAGTTGTTGGTGACGAAAATACAGAAGGTGGAGAAGAAGAGCTTGAAATTACTGATTTGATAAGTGCTCAAAAAAATATTGAATCAAAACAAGAAGAATATTTTAATAATTTATTTAGTCAATTAACTAATTTAGAATCAAAATTACAAGATATGAATTCTGTTTTTGATAAATTAAATTCAATTGAGGCTAAAATAGAACAATATAGAGAAAAAACACCACAAGAAAAACTAGAGTTAAGAAGTTTGGATTCAGGACCATTTAACCAAAAGTTATCTGATTTTTTTGAAGACAAACAAGACGAACTTGAAAAATCTGGTAAAAATGAATATATTTTAACAACAGATGAAGTCGAAGATTATCCGAAAGAAGAAATTAAACAGAGTTTTAATGATTACGGACAAAACGACGATTTTAAAGAAATTAAATACTAAAAAGGTATTTGACATTTACGGCTGACACACTTACATTTGTTTATTAACTATTAATTTATATATAACATGGCGACAAATTCATTAGATGCTGTACTCGCTCAGTATGAAAAAGCGAAAGGCGGAACAAGTTCCGCAAACAAAATGTCTCAAGAAGACAGAATGAAAAAGTATTTTGCGGCGATTCTTACGCAAAATGAAACATCAGGTCAAAAAAGACTTCGTATTTTACCAACTCCCGACGGGTCATCACCCTTTAAAGAAGTTTGGTATCATGAAGTCCAAGTTGAAGGTAAATGGAATAAAATCTATGACCCAGGTAAAAACGACAACGAGCGTTCACCTTTGACAGAAATTCATGATGAGTTGATGTCAACAGGAAAAGAATCTGATAAAGAACTTGCAAAGGCTTACAAACCTCGTAAATTCTATATCGTTAAAGTCATTGACCGTGATAACGAAGCGGACGGAGTTAAATTCTGGCGTTTCAAACACAATTACAAAAACGAAGGTATCTTAGACAAAATCATTCCAATTTGGAAAGCTAAAGGTGATATTACTGACCCTGTAAATGGTCGTGACTTAATCATTGAATTGGCTAAGGCTAAAACTCCAAAAGGTGCCACTTACACAGTTATTCAGACTGTAATGCACGATGACCCATCACCTGTTCACACAGATGCTGAGACTGCTAAGTCTTGGGTGGAAGATACACTCACTTGGGCGGATGTTTACTCTAAAAAACCTGTTGAGTATTTGGAAGCAATTGCTCGTGGAGAAACTCCAAGATGGTCATCTGAATTGGGTAAATATGTTTACGGTGATAGCACATCGGATGAAAGTACTATCGGTGGAGCATCATATGTTGACCCACAGGCTGACTCAGAACCCGATGGTGATTTACCATTCTAATTTATAAAAGGTTGGACATTAATTTAGATATAGTGTCCAACCTTTACTATTTTTAATACAAACAATTTAAACACATAGACACATGAGCTTACAACAAAAAATGTACTACGCTCTCATTAAAAAATATGAGGCAGAAATTGCTGAAGCTGAGGCGACTCTTACCATCTATTTTACAACTCCTGTTGGAATTGGAGAACATCCACAACACTTAGAAGAAATGGATAAGATGGTTGATAAATTAACCACGGCAAAAGACAAAATAGAAAGACTAACTGAAATTATTAAATTCGAAGAATAATGGCAATAAAGAAAAAAGAGTTTTCACTTGATGCAATCAAAAACAAATATTCTACAAAAACTAAATATAAAGATACGGAGTTCTATGAAGTCGATGAAGCTTTCCATAGTGCTTGTGGTTTACCTGGCCCTGCTTTGGGTAACATCAATATGTTCCTCGGTCATTCGAACTCTTCTAAAACCACAGCTTTGGTTAAAGCCGCTGTATCGGCTCAGAAGAAGGGGCATTTACCCGTTTTCATTATTACTGAAAAGAAATGGTCATGGGAACACGCGGTGGAATTAGGACTTCAATCGGAAATGACTAACGGTGAATGGGATGGTAATTTTATCTTTAATGATAACTTTGATTACATTGAACAAGCTACCGATTACATTAACGAATTATTAGACGAACAAGAAAAAGGTAATATTCCTTATTCATTGTGTTTCCTTTGGGATTCTGTAGGTTCTATTCCTTGTAAAATGACATTTGACGGTAAAGGTGGAAAACAACATAACGCATCTACTTTGGCAGATAAGATTGGTATGGGTATTCACGCTCGTATTACTAAATCTAAAAAAGAAGATTATCCATATTATAACACTATGGTTGTTGTCAATCAGCCTTGGGTTGAATTACCTGACAATCCATTTGGACAACCACAAATTAAAGCAAAAGGTGGTGAGGCTCTTTGGTTAGCATCAGCTTTGGTATTTCTTTTTGGAAATCAGAAAAATGCTGGTATTAATCACATTACGGCAACTAAAAATGGTAGAACGGTATCTTATGCTATTAGAACAAAAATCTCTGTCCTAAAGAACCATATTAACGGATTAGGGTATAAAGATGGTAAGATTATTGCGACACCACAAGGATATATTTCAGACACTAAAGAAGCCTTGGAAGAATACAAAAAACAATACTCACAATATTGGAACGCAATTCTTTCAGGTACTGGTGAAATTACTCTTGATGAATCCGAAGAGTCATTTGAAAACGAAAACGAACCATTTTAATTAATAGTTTGTGAAGAAGACTCTCCTTGTAGACGGAAATAATTTGATGAAGATTGGGTTTCATGGTGTGAAGGATTACTTTCACAACGGAGAGCATATCGGAGCAATTTATCACTTCATTAATACTTTAAGAAAGTTTATTGAAGAACAAAATTTTGATAAGGTAGTTGTATTTTGGGATGGTGAAGACTCCACAAGTATTCGTGGAGTTCTTTACCCCAAATACAAACAAAACCGAAAATTAGTTATGGAGGACGCAATCTTTATGTCCTACCTAAAACAAAAAAATCGTATTAAACAATACCTTGAAGAAATCTATGTGAGACAGATTGAAATATCAGGACGAGAGGCTGATGATTTAATTGCTTACTATTGTCAGGTTTCTGAAAACGAACAAAAATTAATTTTTTCTTCTGATAGAGATTTAACACAACTTATTTCTGAAAAAGTATCCGTATATTCACCATCATTAAAAAATACATTTAAACATGGTGATACTATTAAATTTGACGACTTTTCATTTCCCCACTATAATGTTAAAACATTAAAAATTATGACTGGTGATAAGAGTGATAATATTGAGGGGATTTATCTTTTAGGTGAAAAGACATTGGTTAAATTTTTTCCTGAGATACTTGAAAAACCTGTTTCTTATACCGATATTTTAACAAGAGCTGAAGAACTTTTGAAAGAACAAAAGGATAATCAGACACTGAAGAATTTACTAACAGGAAAAACAAAATCAGGTATTTTTGAAAACGAATATTATGTGGTTAACGAGCAGATTGTTGACTTATCAAACCCACTCCTTAAAGATGAAGATAAAGAGGAGGTCAAACAAATTGTTGATGAAACATTAGAAACCGAAGGAAGAAGTTATAAGAATATCATTCGTTATATGGTTGATGACGGATTATTTAAATACCTTCCAAAAGGAGATGACTCATGGACATATTTTTTAAAACCATTTATGAAGCTAACAAGAAAAGAAAAAACAAAAAGTAAAACTAAAAATTAAATTATGAAAGAACAACAAGACATTACGAAACTGGAGTTTCTGATGACGGTGAACGACAACTTTATCGTTCAAAGATTTTTTAATGTGAAAGGGTATAACCCTTATTCAAAGAGTTCTGTTGAGTTATTAGACTTAATGGAAGGGTTCGTTGAGAAGTTGAAAAGAAACTTCAAAATGAAGACAATGGTTTATATGTCGGACAACGCATATGAAATCATGGAAAACCCCGACGTGTTGAATACTTCATTCACGGACGGTCCTGAGGTGTTTAACATCTATTTGAAGAACGGGAATAATGTTATGATGCATTGGACATTCGATGCTAAACTTTACCCACCCAAAGTTAGATACACGGTTGATGTTAGACCATTTTTGAAGGAGATTTTGAACTCGTTGACCGAAGTGTTCTCCACAAAAAAATTAACATACGATTACATGGGTTACTCATTAGTTTAAAGATATTTACTTAAAAAAGGAATTATGGCGGACAAAAATTTTGAATATTTGGGTAACGAATTTCAGTTACAATTATTAAATCAGCTTATCGTTGACAAAGATTTTGCCCATTCCATCATCGGTGTTTTAGAACCCTCCTATTTTGAAAACAAATACTTTAAACTTATCGTTCAAATGGTTAAGGAGTATTATCAAAAGTTTGAGCATTCGCCAAGTTTTGATACTCTTACCCAAGTTGCAAAAAGTGAAATTGCTCAAGAGTTATTGTTAAAGATAACTCTTGACACAATTTCTGACATTAAAAATGTTGATGATAGTGGTTCTCTATTCGTTCAGGAAAAGGCTTTAAAATTCTGTAAACAACAAGAGCTACAGAAGGTGATGGACAAAGCAAAAAAG